ATGTGCTTTGACATGGAAACCTCCGAAGCACCGTAAGTTGGTTGCTCGCTGGATTCCAAAGACCGAGTACCCCAAGATAGTAGAGTCCATGAAAGATGACGGTTTGTCCTGTTTCATCACACCAAAAGGCTTAAGGTGGTACGCAGGGAGATATGTAGTAGCGGCTAAGGAAGTGTATGTTGTATGGGGTCTGACAAGAGCGCAATACAAACGCTTCCGAGACTATATCTTAGTCAACAACCCTTGGAGTGATGAAGGTGGTGGCGAACCCTGAAGTCGGCTTTGAGGTTATACAAAGGCTTTGGGAAGAATTCGTTAGGTCTGCTATCGAAGAAAACCCAGCATTCTTTCTTGAGCATAAGAACGGTGAAGATGTGGCCTCGACGTTTTGGTTTTGGATGGAGAACTTCGTATTGAGGGATTTGGGGAACGTGATAGAATGAGCATAGTAATATTTACAGCCGACGACAAAAAGTTCAGGGTCGGTGAATACATAGTGATGCACAATGAGTTGACATATCCACCTACCGCTCCTGATGTGACATACATACTACATAGCAACACATTCAAGGAGGCAGATGTCATCACATGGTTGCCTGTAATATCAAACAGGTTAGTTGTGGTGTGCTCCAAAGCACCGACCATTTCCCCCAAAACACAGGACAGCGTAATCATTGATTCTAATCTCAATCAACTCAAAGTTTCGTACAACCGTGAAATAAGAAGTTGGTTCAATTGGAGTGACCGCTTAAGAGCATTCATGATGGCTCGTAAGATACCCATACCGCTTCTGCTTGCATTCTTCAGACGCAACCACATATCCGAAATAGAAGCAGCAAGATTGGTTGCTGATGCTTCATTCGTACTACCTGATATGTATGTCCATTCTATACTGTCATATGGAGTACCTGCTACCAGCGGAAGGGTGCAATACCCTCCCAAGACAATCAAGCCCAAAGACCCTCCATCGCAATTCAGACTAACCGACAAGTATGCAGACATATTGGTTCGCCATGCTCCTGAAGTGCAAAATATGATAAGGGCTGCGGATTCATCAGAATTACCAAGAGGAATCCCCAAGACACCTAAGACTTTGCTGGAGTGGTTATGATGATATGGTTAGGAGCACTTTTTGTATTGTTGTTCTGGGTTGGCTCATTTTGCTTTGGCCTCGGTTATGCTTACAGGGAGATATCCCCCTTCTACAAGAAATCCAGCACAAAATTCATATCAAATTCCAAAGCAGAATCAGAAGATGATGGTATGTTCTGGGGTGCTTTGTTCCAACAGACTTAATATGGCTCACGAGAACGGTGGGGTATGCCAAGGAGAAGAAAGAACATCTCCTGTGGCAACAATTCAAGATTGAGAAGAATCGTGATGGAGGTTCTTTACTACTATGGTCCTGTTACAAGGTACGAGATTATGTCTAAACTTTCCTACTGGGATAACAAACTCCAACCGAGCGCACAAACGCTTTCCAGCATATTAGGAAAGACTCAAGCGATATTGAAAGTCGGTACTGATAAAGTGGCATCTTCATCAGGCAGAATGAAGACCAAACCCACATACGATATAGACAGGAGATACATCATAGATGTTGAAGATATCAGGATGGCAATCCCCAAATCATCTCTCTATAAGCATGAGAAGCACTTGGCTGAAATATGCCCTGAGTGTCATCGCTTTAGAATACCTTTCGAGGGACCTGTGTGTATTAGATGTAGCAGAATAGATACATAAATAAGGCGAAGGTCATAGAGGAAATCATGGTCAAGATAGTGGGGATTTGTGGCCCTATGCGGTCAGGAAAAACGACTGTCGCTAATCTATTCATGAAGAACCTTCCAAACGCTCATTCGATATCATTCGCATTGGCTGTAAGAAATCAAGTAGCGAGGGGAATGAACATCAAGACCAGCGAACTCGGCTCCTTCGATAAGAACGTCATAAGACCTGTATTACAAGCATGGGGTCATGGTATGAGAACTTTGTTCGGTTCTGATTACTGGGTTACTACATTGGCTCAAGACCCTTTCTGGACTTTCATAGATAGTGATTCAGTGGTTTTCATTGATGATGTTAGATACCTCAATGAAATCAATTGGATTCTTCACAATGGAGGTTGTGTAATCAAACTGTGGTGTGATGTAGATACTCGGATTAGTCGTGGTGCTTCACCAGACCCTGAACTAATAAATCATGAATCCGAGACATCTTTAGATGGTTTCAGCACATATCTAAAGGAGATTGATACATCATTCATGCTGCCCCATCAATTGTATGCTGAAGTTCATGAGGTGCTAACTAATGCCGAAGTCATTTGAGTGGGTTGGGTACTGCGGAAGGTGTAAGAAGTGGAGACACGAGGACCACGTAATATTCTCAAAGATAAATGCGAGCAAAAGTTTTTGCACGTTCTGTGGGACAGCATTATCAGATAAACCCGGAGGTTTCAAAGCATGGTAAAATCACTGTGGGTCGAGAAGCATAGACCTTTGAAGATAGAGGATGTAGTAGGTCAAGACGTAATCACCTCGGAGATACGTTCAATCGTAAATTCAGGTAATATGCAGCACTTCATATTCTATTCCCCTGAACCCGGCACAGGTAAGACCTCTTTGGCCTATGCTATCGCTAAGGAGTTGGATTATCAAGTCCACAGGTTCAATGCCTCATCAAAGAAGCAACGTGGTATTGAGTTCGTTGAAGAAGATGTTGCTCCTTTATCAAGGCTCGGACAATGGGAAACCATATTCCTACTCGATGAAGCAGACCGAATAACGACTCAAGCCCAAGATGCGCTCAAGGGCGTGATAGAGGATGCTCAAGGGTACTTCATTCTAACCTGCAACGACCTAAGCAGGGTATCACCTTGGCTCCAATCAAGATGCCAAGTGAGGCACTTCAAGCCCATCGACCAAGAAACAATCTGCAAAAGACTTGCTGTAATCGCAGCACGAGAAGGTGTTGAAGTAACTGACAGCGATATCAAGGCGATAGCGAAGCACCATGAGGGTGATTTGAGGAACGCTATATCAGCACTACAATCCTACTCTTGCTTGCCTCAAGAAGATGCGAATCAATTCATACGCTCGCTGTATGTATCTACAATAGATGCCAAGAAGTTCCTGACGTTGGTGTTCAAGGAGAAGTCGATTGATACAGCCTATGATATGCTGGATTCCACATTACCAAGAAAGAGCATACAATCAATCTTTGAATTCGGAGTTACATCCCCGGCATCAAACGATGCTCATATGAAGTTGATAGAAGCATCAGTCGTGGCCGAAAGAGACTTGATAAACGGTGTCGAGCCGACTATCGCTCTTTGGAACTTTTGTAGGCTTTTGACCTTATAATAGACTCATTTTTCAAGCGAGGCATAACGAATGGAAGCATTAATAACCCCTTGAAATTTGGGAAGGAATACAGCGAAGGTGAACCATGATGAATAATCTGACAAACGTAGCAAAGCAAATAGGAGTCTCTGAAGACTCATTGAACGCCCGTATCAAGACAGTGGTTGAAGAACAATCATCTGCTTGGACGGCTGCCGGAAGAAGTTCCGATGAACAGCAAACTATGGCCCTTAGAGTGGCTGCTCGACAACTTGCGTCTGAAAAGGCGCGTATCAAGTCGTCTGGATGCAACCGACTCGATGGAATGTTTGTTTCTGTCCCACCTAAGAAGGACTGGGCGCAGATGTCTTATCGGAAGATGGCAACTCGACTAAACGGTGATATCTCACAAAGAGAAGCACTTGTTCAAGCAGGTGAATTGATATACTACATCAACAACGGTGATGGCTCTTACACAAAGATGCACAACCCGTCTTTGACAGGTAAAATGACATTTGAACAAGACAGCGATTCCGTAAGTGTTTCCAATGTACCTGACAGGTCTATGGAATTAGACAACGGTGATTCGTTCTCACTTGTATGGGATAAGACCAGCCCTACTCTACCATCCGGCGATGCTTCTTGGAGATATGGTGCTCCAAGACCACTATCGGAGCCAGAAAGGGTCTGCAAGTTCCTTGGTCGTGAAGGCACAGGTGATGTTGACCTATACACAATCAGACTTCAAGGCGAACTGGCAACCAAGTCGTACCCTACATTCACTCCGGGCTACTTGGCTGTAAAGTTGGGTAAGAATCTAACAGCATATGGTAAGGCTGGTGTCACTACTTTTGAGCGTGATGACAGTGTTGCTTCCATCTTTAGTGGACCTCCCTTGACTATCGGTGAAAATGGGCCTGAAGGCATCATACCTTCTTTGGTTACTCAGTTCATTGGTGGACTAAACGAACTCGGTCCTTACTATGATGCTCACCGTGAAGACTCGGATTGGTGGGGACAGACAATCGCTACTATCGTTGAAGTCTGCCAAATAGACCCTCGCGATAACGGCGGCTGGGTTGTTACGGTTGGCGACCTCGATGTTCTATCTGATGCTCCTACTATGGACATATGGCTACCTGCTGGTGACTTGGACTTCGGTGTTGGCTCAGAGATGGTCATCATGGGTGCTCCTTGGCGAACAAGAGACACAAACGAAATGCGGCTAAGTCTGCATGGATGGTGGGTCAGCGATGGCATCGCACCAACGACCTCCGAAAACCTTGAGGGGTGGGACGAGTGAGTTGGGGTGCAAAGGCTGTCGCTACCGCCAATCCTGATGCAGGTAGCAAGTATGATGCTGGCTACTACCGCGACTTGTTTGAGAGAAACAAGGCAGCAAAGAACCAAATCCCTGTAAGGATGGCTCTTGTAGGTACTGAAAACACCGCCAAGACAGGTCTTGCTGTGTCAATCATCAGACAGAACAAACCAAAAGGCAGAATTACTATCTTCGACTTCGATAACAGTGCAACTGCTACTGTGGGACACAACTTCCCAGACGATGACGATATCCACGTTATACCCATCTATGATGAGGCAGATGAATCGCTGTTCAATGATGACAACACTGTAAAGTGGCATGCTGTCATTGACAAAGTAGGCTGGTTCGCAAACCTTCTTGCTGAAGATATGCGACAGAACCCTGAAGACCATGCTGGATTCGTGTTCGATGGAGGTTCCACCTTCTTGAAGTGGTGCGAATTCGGAATGAATTGGATGCTTCAAAACCGTTCTAAAAACGCAATCAATGTGGCTGATGGAGATAGGTTCAACCAAGCCGAGTGGCGATTCAGAAACCAGATGTTCCGTGACATAATCAACCGAATGCACTCGTTGCCTGTTCAATACGGTATGTTCACGTTTCACCTGAAAGCAATCAAGAATTACGTCGATGGTGGAGGCGGTAGCAAAGTCCTCATGACCATAGGGCAGAGACCTGATTGGGTAGATGGTACTCAAAGAATAGTAAATGCACAGATATTCCTCAATAGATACATGAACAAACCAGACCCTGCGGCTGGCGTAAAGGCTGACAAGAGCCTTTCCGATGGCGAATGGGAAATACGAGGTATCGTTGAGGAAATGAAGGGGAAGAACATGGAACTGCTTGGAAAGGAGTTCGTTGTTCTGAACGTCAAAGGTGGGAAGGTGTCTTGGAATGGTATCAAGGAACTCCAGTGGTGAAATAGTTTGTCCGGGTTGTACGGACATTCTATCTCACGAATGGATTAACTTATCCTCCAACACATACACTTGCTCAAATCCAAGGTGTGCTATAATACAGTTGAAGATTGATAGTAGCATTGATAAACCGATAGGGGTGAATTGAATTATGGCGATAACAACAAGAAATCAGGGCTTAAAAACCCTTCTCGAACTAACACAAAGAAAGCAGAACGTCGGTGGGAAATCACAAGAGCAGGTAACTGCTTGCGTCCTTCGTTCCGATGGCAGCGAATTGACAACCACATCTCTTGTGAGGGATGGTAAGACCAGCATCGGTAGGTTCTCCACTACTTCATCAGGTGTAGATACAATATGTGTACCTGATATCAATAGGCTTCTCGGTGTTCTATCTGCCCACGGCACTAAGGTTACTCTTGAGGCCGAAGGTAGTAGGATAAGAGTCAAGTCTGGAAAGAAGACCACGACATTGACAGGTGACTTGGGTGGCTTGGCTTTCCCCCATTCTTCTGAGACTATCGGGGAATGGGAAGCAAAGTCTGTTGACCTATCCAAGAGGCTTGAACCTGAAACCGGGGCATACATCATGAGAGATGGTTCTAAAAGGCTCCCTATGGCAACATTCAAGGTTGAGTCTGTTGAATTGTTTGAAGCATTGAGGTGCGATAACATAAACGGACAGAAACTCAATAGGTATAGATTCAAGTACGATTCAGGTGTGTTGTCTGTGGATGTCGGTGATGACATCAAGGGCAGGACTCTTACCACATTGGAATTCGATGGTTCTGGTATCGACTTTGAGTGGGACTTCGAGGGTGGATTGGAAGGTTTGCTCAAACCCTTTTCAGGCGAGACAACATTGTATTTCATAGACTTCAGACCCGAAGGCCAAGGTATCAGACTATTCCTTCTTCTGCCCGGTGGGTCTTGGGTATTTCAGGCTGGTGTTTTAGAGTGAAGCACTTAGGAGATTTGTTTGTCAAGCCATCCAAAAGGACGAGCAGAAACAATCGTCTTAGGAAAAGAATACTTGATGTAATGTCTCCTAATGAATTAGTCACCACACGACAGGTTTATGAAAGGCTCTATTATGATGATAAGAACAGCAAAAGAATGCTCGGTTCCTTGGTGTCTCTATCAATGATTATGGATAGGACTCCTGAAATAAGAAGGGTGGGAGAGAAAAGGAACGACAGGAGGTGGGTACTTGCCGATAATTACACTGGAGACTGATGTGAAGCACGATGAGTTCACACAGATTGCTGAAAGCATGTTCGATGTACCTCTTGAGCAAAGAATGGTCACTGAAGTCATAGACAACATACATCCACCTCAAGACTGGTCGATAGGTTGCATCTATGGTCCGTCTGGCTGCGGTAAGACGACTCTATTGGTTAGCAACTTCCATGAGCCTTACCGACATGGCTGGGGCAGAGACGAAGCAATCATCTCAAGCATAGGTCACATGGGTCTATCACCTGAAGAAGCCGGTAGCCTTTTGTCTGCTGTCGGTCTTGCATCTGTGCCTTCTTGGTGCAGACCATACAACACACTTTCAAACGGAGAGCAATTCCGAGCCGATTTAGCGGCAGCAGTTGCTCATGGTATGGTGAACGGTGGTATCATCTGTATTGATGAATTCACCTCAGTAGTAGATAGAAACGTGGCTAAGGCTGCCTCATATGCCTTGCAGAAGTGGATTAGAAAGACTGATGCTAAGGTTGTAGTAGCCTCCTGTCATGAAGACATACTTGAATGGCTGATGCCCGATTGGGTGTATAACCCTCTTGAGGGTAAAACCATAACCTCAGACGCCGGGGGGTGGTCTTTTCAACGACCTCCAATTGAACTCGAGATATTCCGCGCACAATATGAGGCGTGGGACATCTTCAAAGCGCATCACTATCTGACAGAAGAACTAAACAAAGCAGCAAGAATATTCGTAGCAACGTGGGAGGGAAAACCAGTGGCAATATCATGCACATTACCCTTCCCCAATGGAGGCATACAAAACGGTTGGAGAGCGAGCCGTACTGTTGTTTTACCTGATTATCAAGGTCTTGGCATAGGTGTGCGTCTGTCTGACTTCATCGCTTCTATGGTGAAAGCCAACGGAGGCAGATACTTTAGTAGGCATTCTCACTTCGCATTCGCTCAACATAGATTCAACAATCCCAACTGGAAGGAAACAGCAGTTTCACGAAAGGTCCACACACATTCAGGTAATGAAGATTGGGGCTGGAAGCGCAACGACAGGGAATGCTATTCCTTTGAGTATATCGGACCGGCATGTGAACCTGCTATGGCCGAAATCTTTTGGGGCTGGAAAATTGATGCGGGGGGCGTTGAATGGCTTTGAATGGGTCCGGTGGGGGGTTGGTGCGGGATGCACAAAGAAGGCCCATACACGGCGTTCTGGGGGCCATTCATGGGCAATTCTCGACGCTATCCCAAGAAGTTAGAAGGGGTCCGTTCTTCAAGGCGACAGGAACCAAGAGGGATGGGCGATTTGACCCCGATGAGGGTTGGGTGTCTGTTAGGATGCCACCAAGGTTCTTCGTTTTCCCTGAACAAGCGTATAAATATTTTACGTCGATGACAGATGCTACTCTTTGGGTCAAGAACACGGAAGGCTCCAGAAATGAATGGAGTGTATTCCTAACTAAAGGAAAGCCTTGGCCTGAAGGGGCAAGAGGGAGTGATGAAAATGAGTGAACTAACACATATTTATAGCGTGATATTGGACGAAGTGCAGATAGGAGACAACAGGTTTGTTATACCTACTGATAGTGGGAATGTTATACTGAACATAAGAGCCACTTTGCAGGGTGACCCTGCAGTAAGGAAGTATAAGGACAGAGAGTGGTTGGCTAACAAATACTCAGTGGAGAACAACACGATGCAACAAATAGCAGACATGTGCGACGTTTCTCCGATGACTATAAACCTGTGGCTAAAGAGACACGGTATAGCAACTCGTAATAGAGGACAAAGAGCGCGGTGAATTAATAAGCCGCGACTATGGAGATGGGATTATGATAGTCGATAGACTAAGAGGGCGAAGCATACTCGTAAGGCATCGTGACCCTAAGACTCATGAAAGGATAGAGACTAAAATCAATGATGTGATGCCTTACTGTTTCGTCAAGTCTGACGTTGCCAACATGGTTTCCTGTATAGGCAGGGAAGAAGGGTATGAAGGTCTGTATGGTGAAGAACTCACTAAATGTATCTTCAGGGACCCCGGTGATGTAGGTGTTCTCAAGAAGGGATTCCAAACTTGGGAGGCAAATATCCCCTTTGTCAACAGGGTCTTAGTCGATAAGAAGTCTGATTTTCCAAACTACAAACACAGGATATGGTACTTAGATATGGAGTGGTCTATCAATACGGGTGAGATAACCGCTATTACTGTGTATGACAACTATTCTGAAAGGTACTTCACTTGGTTTCTGTGCAACGACTCATGGAATAAACCGGGTCCTGTAAAGTCAATGCCCTGCATCGACCACCCATACGATATGAAAGAGGTTACATTTGACACACCTGCCTTGGCGTTCTTGACTGAGGCCGAAATGCTACAACACTTCGTCAGGCATCTGGCGAAGCATGACCCGGATGTAATTACAGGTTGGTACGTCATAGGTGCTGATATCCGACAACTATCAGAGAGACTTGACTTCTGGGACATAGGTGCTAAATCCCTGTCCCCTTTGAACAGGCATCGCTATGAATACAAGGATGATTGGTCTCAGCCTATACCGGGGAGGATTTGCATAGACCTGATGGTTGCGTGGAGCAAGTTGTGGCAGATGAAGAATGGAAAACTGCCTAACATGAAGTTAGATACAGCAGCCAAAGAAGGTCTTGGTGAACAGAAGGTTCCCCTGCCCAACGGTCATGACACTTATTATTCAGACATTGGGACATACATCCACTATAACGTAATAGATGTGGCTCTTATGCCAAGACTCAATGCTGTCAACAACGCAATAGAACACTTCTTGGCTTTGCAGCACCTCGTACAATGTGATATCAGAACAACGCCTTTCATCACCAAGATGTTCACTGTGCTGGCTTTACGTGACCCCAAGTTCACATACAGAATACCATCAAGACCTCAATTCAGCAAGGTGGATTACCAAGGTGCTGACATCATGCAACCAAAACCAGGTCTGTATGACAATATAGGTATAATGGACGTTAGAGCCATGTATCACAGCAATGTCTCCAAGTATGGTATATCATGGGAGAACATTTCCGAGACAGGTGATGACATAGGAAACGGTCTGAAGTTTGACCGTTCCGAGCCGGGTCTTCTACAAAGACAGATGGACAATATGACAGACCTTCGTAATCACTACAAAGGTCTGATGAAGTCAGCAAAGACTGACGATGAAAGGAAAAGGTATGACTCCCTGCAATTCGCAACTAAGTCGCTGGTCGCTTCGATGTATGGTGCTGCTGGCGATTCAAGGTATGGTTTGTATCACCCTGACGTTGCTGCTGCAATCACATTCACATCAAGAAGGACTCTTGGTGAACTCAAGGATGAGTGCATCAAAAGAGACATGGAAGTCGTCTATGGTCACACGGATTCAGTGTTTGTTCGCATACCAGACCCAAAGTCCGGTGTCGAGGCTCTCAAGGAAATCAATGAAGCCATGTCCCCCATCATCACTGAATTCGAGAAATGGTGTTCTTCCATGCTAATAGTAGCAAAGAACAGGTATGCTTGCAGGGTTTCTTGGACTGACGGTGAACACCATGAACCTCAGACATACATCAAAGGGATAGAGATGAAGCAATCACGTATGCCTCAAGTCATGAAGGACTCTATGGAATATGTAGTGGATGGTCTGTTGGATGGAGTTCCACCCGAACAAATCAGCGATAAGGTTGTTTCCATGATAGATAGAGTCATCAACAAGGAATATCCTTGGGAGCACCTTTGTCTTAGAGGCAGACTTGAAAGGGACTTGAGCGAATACAAGGTTCTTTCGGAGTCAAGAGCCGCTGCTGATTGGGCCAATAGGAACATCGGCAAGGACTACAGGGCAGGTTCTTCTTTCTTCGTCTGTTTGGATTCCAACAGCAAATACATAGCATTCGACCATCCAGATGATATAGAGGGTCTGGCCTCCATAGGCTACAAACCAATGGCTCAACGATTCATTGTCGATAAAGTGCTGCCTTACTTCTCATTAGTTGGAGAAGACCCGATAGTGCTGGAAAACGCATTGAATGGTTTGGGGCAGTTGGAATGGCTATAAATATATTAATAAGGCGATGATGTGAGGAATGATTATGACACGAATAGAAGAACTTGAGGCGAAATACAAATACCTTGAAACCAACCTTCAGCAAATGGGTGATATGTTGAATCAATTGGCAGATGGTTGTGGAGAACTAAACAACAGACTAATATTTGTCCTGTGCGACTTGGGACATGCAAGACCAATGTGGTGCAGCGAATGTAGCCAAGTAGTAATACAGGCTTTGCAAAATGGAGAACCAACAGACCCTAACTGCCCTACATGTGGCGGTGAATTGTCTGAAAAAGCAGAGGTTGGTGAAGAAGAATGAAGCGTGGAGTAGACATAACACAGAAAGTCCTCAAATTGGCTGAAATGGCTAAAAAAGGAGTAAGAATCATGAGTCAAGATTTGGAGGAAGAAGAATGAGTGGTTTAGTCTATGATATCATGCAGGCATTTACACTAAGAATATGGCCTGAACACGGGACCAAGGGAGATGAGGAAGAATGAATGAATTATTGAAAAAGATGATATTGAACTTGAGCGAATATCTGAATACCCCTAATGAAGAATTAGAGAGTATGATGGGTATTAGTTGGATGCAATTTTGGGATTTGCATGAGATGTTGTTTAGAGGTGAGGAAGAATGAATTATGAGAAGTGGTATTGGATATTGAGAAATTTCATAGGTGAGGTAACTTACTTGGAAATCGTTGAAGAACTCGGTGAGGAAGAATGAAGTCATCCTATGCTCCATCCGAGGGCAACATTCTTAGGATGAGCAAGTCATCGCTTATGTGCTACCTCAAATGCCCTCGACAATATTGGTGGAGATATGTCGGTCTTCCAGACGTAAAGGCTCCACCTTCGCCGGAGATGCTTAGGGGAACTGATGTTCACAATGCAATAGATTCCTACTTCGCTGACGGTGTTCTCGATACCTTGGATGGCGACCCTGCTATGACGGCCTTCTCTGAAATACAGAACGACTTGGATAAACTACATCCTGAGTTCAACACTTTGGAAACGGAAAAGCGAGTCGAAGCATTGTATAAGTTTGAGTCTGACGGTGTTGAATACGCAGTTCAATTGGTTGGTGTCGTGGATATGCTGATGACAGCATTTGAAGAAGATACGCTTTGCATCACTGAGGTAAAGACGGGTCAATTCAGCGCTGCTAAGTTGGGAAGGACTCGTAAGGAACTCGCTTACTATCATTTCCTATTGTCGCTGTCTGGCGAATACGACGACAAAGAATTCACTCACTTCGCCTATCTTGCTCCTGATGCCACCGACCACAAGTTGTTCGTCAGCGAGACAAAGAAAAGAAACAAGCACCTTTTGTCAGGTCAACTACAAGGTCTGATGCTCATAGAAAAGATAAACAAAAGGACTATCAACTCACTGGTTACTAACTTGGAAGAAGCAGTTAAATCCATATATGCTGCTCAATGGCCTATGAAGTGGAGCGAATACTATTGTTCTCAATGGTGCGACTTCGCCCTCAGTTGCGATGCTGAGTTGAATGGCTTAACAGAGCCGGTGGTTTGAATGGTATTATTAGGATGCAGAGAGTGTGATGGTATAGAGATTAAACTTGTTAATTATGAATACAAAGTATCAGGGGAAGAAGGCGTGGGAACTCAGTTTGTTGAATCGTACAAATGTTTAACGTGCGGCCACGATATGATGGTTGTTGACGGTGAACTGCGTGATTGACTTTCCAAGAGAGATTGGGCTCAAACGAGCCATATGCAAGACTAAACCTGTCTTCATCAACTATGTGAAGAATGCTGGCAACAAGACCTCATGCTACATGAGTCTGTATTCATTCGGTTCGATGAGCAAACCTTGGAAGGTTGACTACACCTCCGCTGTGCTGGATAAAGCATGGTGGGATTTCGATGACCCCAACCAAGCAGACACAGAACAGGCAAGGCGTGATGCACAGGTACTTATCCACCGTCTGTTGGATTTGGGAGTGGATTCCAAGAACATAAGGATTGTAGCAACAGGTCGAGGCTTCCATGTGTATCAATTGTTCAAGGAGTCCTATCGTGGCAGGGACTGGTCTAATGCTCTACAAAGGTATGAACGTATGATGAGCAAAGGTTTGGAGACTCTTGATGGCATAGGATATCCAGAGAAGATTACAAGAATCCCTGACACTTACAACCCAAAGCGGAGCCGATGGGCTGTTGTAGTCCCAATCAACCATCTTATCAAAGACCTGCCAATACCAAACAAACCCGATATCACCTTCAAGGAATATTGCCCGTATCGCGGCGAGGAAGGGGTCATAGACGGCTTCAAATTGTCCGAATGGGTCAAGACCCACCCGGTTGACATAATGCCCCAAATACCGCTTCCTGATGACTTCGTTATCGGGTCAGCAGGTACGGTCCCCATACCCCCTTGCCTCGAAGCAGCCATATCCACAAGCAACCCACCACACCACGTAAGAGTCGCTCTTGTTCAGCACATGGGAGAGAACCTAAGATGGTTCGCACCACCTGAGGCTTTGGATAATGAACAAACATCTGCAATCGAAGATGAAATAGTGTCATTCATCAGCAGCCTCGGATGGAGGGACTACAACGAATCCATAACAAGGTTCGGAGTCAGAACAACATTGAAGTATTCCAGAACTCCCTCATGTGCTTGGTTCGTCCAGCGCAATTTGTGTGTGGGGAAGTGCTGGCGATACGACGGTACGGTGAGACTTAAATGATGAGTATAGGTGTGGTCCAGTGCTTCTGTGGCTGGCAGGGTATGAAGAACACATTGATGTTGGATGGGACACCTCATTGCCCTGCTTGTAGAAGACCTCTATCAAGGATGCGGTGCGAGGGATGCACCGAATAGTTTAAGACCGCTCCTGTATAATATAGAATATGTCGATGCTATTGATTGATGACAGGGAGAACCCAAAGGTCATAAACAAACTACTGATGAGTCTTGGTGATAAGAGTGTCGATAATAAGGGTATGGCTCGCGTTGCTCGTATGGAGTCGGGGGACTATGCGATAGGTGAACTCGGAATCGAAGCCAAGGAAATAAATGACCTCTACAACTCCATAGTGGCAAGAAACAGAACAAGGACTGTCAACGACCAATTAATAGACCTGCAAAACGCATACAAAAAATCCATGCTGGTAGTATATGGTACTGAACTAAAACCCTTCATAAAAGGTAGAGCCACCAGACAAATGTACGCTTCTCAACTACAAAGAATGAGGCGTACCATACTCATGTATAAAATGGACTTCCATAAAAGATTTCCTGACATTCAGTTCATGCAATTCGATACTATGGATGAGTTCGTGATGTTCCTATCAAGAGCAGCCATGAATGAAAAGGTTGCTACTGTTGCTTCCAGCAGGCTGCCTAAAAAGAGCAAGGATGCTCGAATACAAGCACTTTCTTCTTTGCCCGGTATAACAGTAAAAACAGCAAAGAACCTACTAAAACACTTCGGTAGCATACCAGCAATGCTGCGTTCTAAAACAAGTCAAAGCGAATTGATGAAAGTCAGTGGAATAGGCCGTCAACGAGCCAAGACCATATTATCCCTAAGAGACTCATATTTGGAATGATTGTTCATCCGAGAACTTTCTTCCGAGAACCTTTCTGGTAGTGACTTGAACTGAATGTATGGTCACGGTGTTACCTGTCAAATCATCCCCCGATGCACCAGCAGCACGATAAAGAGTCAACTTGGCTGTGCTTCCAGACTCGCTCGCGCCGGGTAGATTTATGTTGTCGAACATCCTGAACTTCGCCCTATTAATTTCATTTTCAGGTCCACGCATATTGTCGAATAAAGCCGAACTTTCATAACCAGTGTCTGAATCTTCTCCATTGGCTACATCTATGTTGTTCCTTCTAACAGTTATGCTGTTGCTTTCCTTGTGAGTGTCATTGCCAATAAGACTGATTTCCCCATAGATTATTGCTTTCGATGTCGATGATGTTAGCAGGTCATTCCTACCTACGGACGCGACAACATCGACAGTAAAACCTGTGTGCATCATTCCGGCTGGCAAAGGTATCAACATTGTATGTTCAGCAACACCTGAAGTTTGCTGTCCGGGGTATGCCACACCATATGGAGTTATAGTGGCGTTTCCTGTTATCCTGTGACCAAACGCAAGAGCATCTATGGTGGTTTCTTCGTATTCGGTTCTGCTTGCAGCACTTCCGAATATTGTTCCGCCTTCTCCAAAACCTGAACCAGTATGTAGTTGCAAGCCCGCTGAATTACCTGAAGAATTTTCATCCGTGAATGATTCGCTACCTTCTGTTATTTGGTTGGTTGCTTCGTCTGGAACTGGTTCTTCAGTGTGTGAATCAAACGACACATCGGCAGAACCGTCGTCAGGCTGTTGTGTTTCTCCGTTCCCACCAACAAACCTGCCTAACCTACTGTTGTGGTCGAATTGCTGGCTTGATGGATAAGATGGTCTGATGAAGCCCAAGAAACTTAGTGCCTGTTTCGATTCGTCTTCTTCCAACGTCAAAGCCACATCTTCGTGCTGTTGTCTATCCATATTCCAGACAACTTTCTTCAATGACAACGCTGTTTCGCTGGAATAACCTGCTTGAGCGTCTTGGTATTGAATTGTTGATGCTGGTACGAATGACAGGTCCTTTACCACATGCAATCTTGGAGCACCTCTCATTGTGTAAAGTTCACCCATTTCCCCGAATTGAGTATAAATCCTGCAACCCAAGGGGAAGATGCTGTTGGGGTTGTATGCGTTGGTGTCGGATAGACCATTCAACCACTCCATGTTGTGAGCATTCCTTAATAAAAGGCCTGAAGTCGTGTTATATGACCTGAAAGTTAGAAGGTCCCTCAAGTAGTCGTAGTTCACATTGATGGTTATTTTGCTGGAAGAAGAAAATTGTGGCGTACTTGAATAGTATGCTGAAGGTACTGCTATTTCATAAAATCCATTCTTATTGACATCTACTCTAGTCCAACCTGTGTTTTCCGTTGTGCTAGTTGGAGAGAAATCTCCATAGTTGCTGTCTCTACCTACGTTTGTTAGTATTACATTGAATACTGCTGCGTCGATATCACCAGTACCCTGCCCCGGCTTTAGGGCTATGGTGACTCGCAAGGGCCAGCCACCCGTATCACTAACAAGAGGCATGTGGTGTGGGATATTGACCACTTCGACAGCATGACTTACGCTTCTCGCACCATGCCAATAAAACCATTCATCGTAAGTAACTGCTGTTTTCGTTATTGACCTACCTGAATCTCCAGTAGGCGTTCCATCGCTGTGAGAATCCCAACCATTGCCGTCGAAGTTGTTGTGAGTAGAATCTGTAAAGTTGGGTAAATCGCTAACACCCCTACCTCTTGTTCCACCTCCTTCGAGGTTTCCATCAAAGGCATTCACCATACCGGGGAATGGGTTAGAAGCCAAAGGAGTAGCGTTTCTGGAGTGAGCAGCCCAATTATTGCCACCACCATAGGTATTCTGAGACGAATCAACGATGTAGCCGAACCTACCTGCTGTCAACATCAAATCAGTGGTATATCCATCTCTTATTGGTTTGACTACTACACTGTGAGCGTTGTTCTTTAGTTTTTGATATTCAGCCTTTGCTATCGCTCTTGCTTCAGCACCTGATATGACGTTAGCCATGTCCAAAACCTTGAAAGATATAGGAGCACTTGTGGTGCTTGGGTCGGGGTGGTCAACAAACGACTGTCCTTGGTTGTAAAGAACCCTGACATTAGTGTGCTTATTGCGTGAATTGTATTTGTGGACCGAAGATTTGCTGTTTGTCCTGTTCAAAACTATTCCGCTGTTGAATGTAGGTCTAACCTCTATGAAACCATCTCTGCCTGCCAAGAAGTTGTAGTTCATTATGTTGCCACCTGAACCTACTCTTGCATTTTCTGATGCAGACTTTACAATATTCAAGATGCTCTTATTTCGTACATCAAGAATACCACCGAAAGAGTCACTTGTGGATGAATCTATGAACATGTCTGAAGTTACTGGGCTTTTTATCATCGTTGGTAAAGAATAGGTCTGCATCCAATTATCAGTCAAAGACATAGAATTCAATAGCCTTATTTGGTCGTGCAGGTGGAAGGTGTTGCTATTCTTGTTCTCAATAAAGCCGCTCATCGTCATTAATAATCTGAGTGGGTATGAATCAGAAAGGCTGCTTGTCACTTGTATGGTGTCGTATGTGGCATCTGCTGTTTCTTCGTCCCCTTTTAGTCTCAAAGACGTACTTGCTCCTACATCACCCACTTGACCCGGAGAAGCATAGTCAAAGGCATAGAACCCTAACACTAAATCCCTGAATTCTTTCCAAGACATTCCCCTATAATTGTTGTTTGTAGTAACTTGTTGTTGATAGGTGGATATTAGTGAAGCCTTAGATACAGTCCTTACGTTTTTCAATTCGTCAGACCCATCAGGACCTGTACCAGTACCCTTACCATGCCAAGAATAGTAGTGGTCCTCTACGAGTTCTTCTCCATTGTAAGCCTTTAGCCTACCAAAGCCTGAAAACGGGAAACTTGACGCATCTGCCACATAAATGCTGTCATCTCCGAACATTATGTTGGTCACTACTTGAGTTACATACACATTCCAAAAGTGGTAGTTTTCATTTAGAGTGTAGTTGCTCAAACTTCCGGGTGAAGCGTTGTTAGTTGGAGCCTGCGCCCAATAATTATCAACAAGTGCAGCAAAACCGCTACTATCGGTGATATAGTCCCCTAAATCCTTCTTACCTCCAGAAGTAAAACCTATTTGACCACCAGTTGCTTCCGTGTTTAGATTGAAGAACTTGCTGAAATCTAGCACTACGAAAGAACCTCCCTTATTTTCCCATTCATCATTAGATACGTTGTCAGACCACTGGTTAGCAATAACAGGTTGCGTGGTGGAATCCATATTCCACATGTCAAAGTCAATCCCTGGCTTAAAATTCAACCAAGTATTCTTTGCTCCCTCTACATATTGGTCAGTGAACATCAAATCAACCTCGTAGTTCTCTGGAGTTGGTAGTAATAGCCCAAAGTCTGACTTTCTTTGTGACCCATCTGCGTCAGCATTACCGTCATTTCGCATATCAGCCCATAAAATCCAACAATGCTTGAAGTCATCTTCCACATCTCTTATTTTCATGACAGAGCCTGCTGGAATGTTTTGTCTTGGTGCAAACTCTCCGTCTATTGTGACTATAATATGGCCGTGAGAAACATCAGTATTTGCCCTACTTGGGGAGCCTGACGTTAAATCGGTGGTTGTCGAAGGTGCTGGTGGTACTGATGAAGATTCGGAATCAAGACCCAAGGAAGACCAAGTGAGGTGTTCCCTTGAACCTGGTTTTCTTAAGAAATAACAAGACATAAAATCACCTGTATTTGTTATGCTGGAAGTTAATCCTTGCCCCATCCAACCAGCCTGGTTATCACTGCTACCCAACCAATTCGTACCATTGAAAGAAGAATAACCGTACCATCTACTATTACCGAATGGTTGAAAAGCATTCAAAGAGTAGTTTTCTCCGCGCTTATTTACACCTGAACTCATAGTATCTGACACTCTTTCCAAAATCCAACCACCATCTACACCACTTACACCTAATTCAGTGTCAAAACCTGTCAATCTTACAGTAAAACCTGACCTTTTGTTGCCTATGGTGTCTGAATTCATCCTAAATATAACTCTCTTGTCCCATAAGTTAGTGATAGAACCGTCATGTTGGTAGAATTTTTGCGAATCTCCCAAAGGATAACCAAAGGCTGCCTTTATCAAGTCACAATCACCATAATAAACGCCACTGGAATATTCTCTATCTGCATCGTTACCCGCACCACCCATCCAACCGTTAGTTGTAGTAGTATAAGTACCAGTAGTAGCAATATTGGTTATTATGGCACTACCTAATAGAGCACTGTTAGT